CTTCCCGGGTTTCCAAGTGGGACGACAGCGAGATCGAGATCGTTCCGAGAACCAGGTTCTCGAAGGAGCCTTCGATCTCCTGCTGCGGCGTGGACTCGACCATCGTCTCAAGGCACGTTGACATCATCATCTCGGACGACTTGGTGGACGAGGAAAACACGCGGACCCAGTACATGCGGGACAAGGCCAGGACCTGGTACTACCAGACCTTGGACCCGTGCTTAGAGCCTCCAGACCCGAGCGTTCCTCATCGGGGCGAGCACCACCACCTCGGCACCCGATACCACTACGACGACCTCTACGGGCATCTGCTCAAGAACGACCTGGCTAAGGCCTACCAGGTTATCCCGGCGCTCGACGAGCAGGAGCGCAGTCCTTGGCCGGAGAAATACCCGCCAGAATGGTTCCAGGAGAAAAAGGAAAAAGCTGGGCTGGTGATCTTCAACGCCCAGTACCAATGCGACACGGAAGCCATGCGCGGAGAGGTTTACCAATACGACGATTGCCAGATCGTCAACGACAGCGACGTCCCCGATGGCCTGCGGGTCTACATGGGGGTTGACCTCTCCGTTGGCGAGAAGGAGCGTAACGACCAGTTCGCCATTGTGGTGATCGGCGAGGATATCTCAGGGAACGTCTACGTCCTGGACCGCTTCGCCGGGTTCCTGCGTTTCTCGCAGCAGCTGGAGAAGTTCGACGAGATTTACCGCAAGCACGATCCGATTCTTGCCGGCATCGAGGTGAACGCTTACCAGAAGGTCTTCTACCAGGAAGTGAAGGAGATGGACAGCGAGTATCGGGTCACGCCGATTTATACCGATCAGGACAAGCTGACCCGGGCCTGGAAACTCTCGCCGATGTTCGAGAACAAGAAGATGTTCTTTCGCAAGGGCATGAACGATCTCATCGATCAGCTCGTGTTGTTTCCGAACCACCCGCTCAAGGACCTCTGGGACGCCCTCGATCTTGCGGTGCGAACCCGGCGGCGAAAGAAGCGCAAGCGCAGGGAAAGCGAACCCGGACTGATCTAGGGAGGCTAACGTGGAGAGCTTGAACGATATAACGAAGAACAGCGCAAGCCAAAACCAGCGCGCGGTGCGAGCGATGGTTTTCAAGGTCGACCCGAAGAAGCTCCCGCCCAACGGGGAGTTCCCTGGGCAGCAGAAGGACTTGCCAGAGGACCCCATCGAGGCGCTGACCCTGGCAGGCGACATCATTGAGCCTCCGTTCGACATGCTGACTCTGGCCACCTTGCCCGAGCACAACACCGAGCTGACTCCCTGCTTGGACGCCATGACCCAGAATATCGATGGGTTCGGCTCGCGGTTGATACCTCGGATCAAGGTCGCCCAGAGGCACGCATCCTTCACCCAGGTGAACGCCCGGGTTAACGAGAAGGAAGTGGCCGAAGAACGGGTCATGCTGGAGAACTTCTTCGCTTATGCGGCCATGGATGCCTCCTTCGTCGAGTTCCGCAAGCGGCTTCGGATCGATCTGGAGAGCACGGGGAACGGCTACTTCGAGGTGATCCGGTCATCGACCGGACGCGTTCAGGGGTTCACCCACATTCCTTCCTACCAGATGCGTCTGGGACGGCAGGAGCCAGACCCGGTCCTGGTGACTATGCCCATCCTTCAGCTTCAGGCCGATGGGTCGGTGACCACCGAGCGGATCAAGGTCTGGAGACGGTTCCGAAGGTTCGTCCAGAGCAAGGCCATCCAGCGGAGGAACCTCTCGTTCGTCGGAGGATACCAACTCAGGTACTTCAAGGAGTTCGGAGACCCGCGCCAGTACAACTTTGAGACCGGGGAGACGCTGTTGAGCGACAAGCTCACGCAGACCCCCCCCGAGCGGTTGGCCAACGAGATGGTTCACTTCAAGCTCTACTCTCCGAGATCCCCTTACGGGCTGCCGAGGTATATCGGCAACCTGCTGTCGATCATGGGAGATCGAGCGGCCGAAGAGATCAACTACGTCACCTTTCGGAACAACAACGTACCGAGCATGCTCGTCCTGGTCAGCAACGGTCAGCTCACTTCGGAGTCGATCAACCGTCTGCGGGACTTCGTCGAGAGCCAGATCCAGGGAAGCGACAACTACTCCAAGTTCATCTTGCTGGAGGCCGAGGGGCTGATGGAGGGCGAGGAGGGTGGACAGGTCAAGATCGACGTGAAGCCTCTGACCGCCAACCAGCACCTGGACGCGCTGTTCCAAAACTATTCGAAGAACAACCAGGAGAAGATCCGCTGCTGCTTCCGGCTTCCGCCCATCTTCATCGGCAAGAGCGACGACTACACCCGGGCCACCGCGGAGGCCTCGCGTCAGCTCGCCGACGAGCAAATCTTCGCTCCCGAGCGAGAAAACTTCGACAGCTGGGTGAATCGCATCCTGTTCCCCGAGATGGGCGTGGTTTACCACAAGTTCAAGTCGAACAGCCCCAACACCACCGACAACGCCGAGCTGACCAAGATACTGGCCGGCGCCGAGCGCACGGGAGGAATGACTCCTCGGATCGCTCGCATGATGCTGGAAGACATCCTCGGCCAGGAGCTTCCCGAGTTCCCACAGACCAAGGGCTTCGACCCAGACATGCCTTTCAGCCTGCTCATGGCCGAGGCGGTGAAGAACCAGGCCAACCCGGCAGAGCCAGGTCAGCAGCTGACTGCGCTCAAGGCCATCGACCAGCTCACCCAGGCCGATATCCCGATCTTCGATTCGGACGAAGACGCCCTGACTCAGAAGTTGCTCCGCATGCGCCAAAAGCTGGAGGAGGAGTGGAGGAAGTCTTCCGGCGGGCTCCCCGGGGAGGACTGAGTGAATCGGGCATCCTCCAACCTGGCTTTTGACCGGATGGTCGCATGTGACGAGTTGGTCGCAAAGGCTATCGGGGTAACCGAGATCTCTCAGATCGCCAGGTCCGAGACCAGGATGCGCGAGTACTTGCTGGCCAAGTGGGAGGAGCTGGCCGCTAAGGCTCTTCGGCGAGCCTTGGCGCTGGGGAAGGCTGGCGCCAAGGCCAAGGAGATTTCTTCTGCAGTGGATCGAATCATGGGCGAGTGGTCCAAGGGGGTTGAGCGCCGCTATTTGGAGGAGTTCACCCGCATCTACTACCGGGCTCGGAGTGCTGGCTGGAAAAAGGCGAACGGGCTGATCCGGGAGAGTTTGACCTACGACATCCCAGAGGGCAAAGCCAAGGTCGAGAAGGCCGGAGATCGCAAGTTGGTCCAGATCAAGCCGTTCTTCGACGTGGTCGACGAACGAGCAGTGGAGGCGCTGCGGGCTCACCAGACGTTTTGGATCGGCGACCACTACGACAAGATGGTCTCTGCCGGGATTGCCAGCACGGCCAAGGAATGGGTGGTCGAAGCGGGAAGACACCCCAGAGAAGCAATCGGGATACTCAAGGACCGGATGGAGAGGGCGCTGGGCGAGGTCAAGGTCCCGGGAGGCTACTCCGGGTCCGCGAAGTCGTACTTCGAGGGCGTGGTGGCTAACGCCGCGACGGTGGCGCGGGTGCAGGGGCAGATGCGCTCCTTCATCGACTACGGAGTGACCACCTACGAGATCGTCAATCCCAGAGATTCACGAACTTGCGAGCCTTGCGTTCACATGGACGGGAAGACCTTCTCTGTGCGGCAGGGCGCGGAAACGATGGAGGGGTCTCTTGCGGCCAAGACGCCGGATCAGGTCAAGAGCGCACAGCCATGGATGGACATCAAGCAGATTCAGGCGATCTCCCCGGAGGCAGGTAAGGCAGGCCCCGGTGACGCCGCAAAACTGGCGGAAGCGCGTTTTTGCCTACCCCCGTTTCACTTTAAGTGCCGGTGCACGGTGGACATCAGCGAGGATGCTGGCTCCTGGCGCCTCGCCGGGCCTTCGGAGGAAGTGCCGCCTCCTCGCCCGCCCGCCCCGCCACCCAGCGAGCCACCCAAGCCGAAGTTCACCCCGCCTCCCGAGGTGCCCAAGCCAGCGCCGCAGCCGATCCCGACTTCCGCGAAGAGGCCCGCGAGGCGAGGACGCCAGGCTCCCGAGCCTATCGCCGCTCCTCCAGGAAGACCGCAGTTTTTTCCTCCGATGAGGCAGACCCCAGGGACTCCGAACGAGGAGTTCAACATGAAGCGTCTCACCAATTACCTGAAGACGTCGAAGTCCGAAAAAAACCTGGAGAACATCGTCTACAAGAATGGACTGGAGGTTCGACGGGAAATTTCTGCGATCTGCGCCGAGCACAAGCTGTTCTA